ACTCATACTTCTCCTCTCAATGATGCTCTATCTGAACATCGGCAGAGAGTGTCCACTGTGGTGGACACTCCAAACCGTTAGTCAGACTTAGACCAACTAGCGATAGCTCTCGCTATCGCACTAGCTTGAGAGCCTCTACCACCCATAGATGGGTAGTCTACATCTAGCTCTTTAGCAAGCCATTGCAAGAATCGAAGGTTATATACACCCCTCGTACTCTCCATAGGCACACCATCATTGTCATAGATTGTAGACTTACCACTTGAGTAGTCAGACTTGTACTCTATTTCCAGGTGCGTAACGTCAAAGTGATCCTCATAAAACGCTGGTGCATAGATTGTATGCCCATCGCCACGAATCACATCAGCGTCTAGTGCTTCTCGCACTTGTGCTTTAGTGATGCTCATAGCATTCACCTCCTCTCTATATGTTTACAGCTTCTATAAATGGTCTTGTGATTCTGTCTTGACAGCCCCACTCTTCCCAACCTTTACATGCTTCCCATACTCTCGTAGCGTAATACCACGCCACTACCCTACGATCCGCAATAGGAAATATCTTATGCCAATCGCTCTTATTGTGCGGATACAAGTAATGCTTACAAGTCATATTCACTAAGTGCATAAAGGCTTTATGGGCTAACGGTAATTCAAACACACCCTTATCGTAGAGCTTTTCTAACTTCATGATAATGGCTTCCTTCTGCCGAAACAGAGGCTCCGTATTATCAACGTGATATGTTACTTCTCGTTGATCCCATGACAAATCCTCCCATGTGCAAGGTGGGATAACTTTAGGTTTATCCATGATTCACCTCCTCTCTCAATACTCTTAAACTAGCACAGTACTCAAACGATGTCAAGTATCCCTATACATCGGCTTTATGCTCTGCCTCAAACTCCTCTTCACATACATAACAACAGTAACCCGTGTAATACACACCATCACAGTTCACATCTAATTCACTAACGGGATAGCGATTCACAAACCTCCCACTACCAAAAGCCGTGGACTCCTCACAATGCACACACAAGTCACCTAAGTCTACATATTGGGCTACTCCATAGCCCCAATCTTCATCTTCCATTACAACTTCACCTCCTCTCTACTAAGTCATGCAACATCACAGGTCTATCATGATGGATATAAAACTCACTTCCGTTCAGCCCATACCCACGCTCTAGATCACCATGCAACCCAATAACGTGATCATTAAAATGGCTTATAATATAGAACTCATCAGAGTCCTCATACTTCTTCACCTCATAATTCGGGTTACCATCAAACACACGATACCCATTAGATACGGCTTGCTTAATTAGCCGTATCCATTCACTATTTGTGCGATCCATACACACTCACCTCCTCTCTCGAATCTAAGATTCCTGGCCTGACCACTCAAGTGGTCAGACTAAGACCATAGAACAGGGATCGTTCCCAATTCCTCATCACTTGTCGCCATAGCTCCACCATCATTACCCTCATCATCACGCATAGGTAATATCCATGTGCCATCATCCAAGTGCATTGCTAAAGGTCTACTACTCCAACCCATACTCTCACACTCTTCTACTGACACATACTCAACGGCTCTAATCATTCTGCCTACTAAAAGGCTTTTAGCTTTGTTAGTCCATTCTTGCTCAGTCATACTCTCACCTCCCTCCATTTCAAATCGTGGATTTGACTTATATAAAATCAGTTAGTCTACGACCATTAGGGTCATACACATCCCAGCAGTATTGATACCCGCTGTATTGGATAGGCAGATGCCTGCCAATAGAACGTTCCCAATCTCTCAAGAACTGCAACGCAGTAGACGCAGAAACGAAACGCCTATTAACTGCGTTCTCTCCCATACCTCCACCTTGCAAATCTCTAACAATTAACGTGTACATACACACTCACCTCCCTTCATGTAGATTCGAATCCTAGATTCTAGATGTCTTCATCTGAATGTAGACCAAAGTAACGCATAACCTCCACGATCCCATATCGCCACACACACCACACAAGAGCTGGCATGCCTACGATACAGGCGGTAAAGAATACATCAATTAAAAATCTCGTAACCATCATTCACCTCCTCTTAAATGTATATATAACTTCTCGCAACTTCTCATTCTCACGCCTAAGCATCTCATTCTCCCGACTTAAAGACTTCATAGCCTCAAGCGGAGAGAACTGACCATTCACATACGCATTCTCAAAAGTTTCCGTATTCATTCACATACCTCCTTTATTATTAGGTTTTCACACACATACAGCCGACTCGAATCCTAGATTCCAGGACCAAAACGGCTCATGCACACACTCTCAATCTGACCACTCAAGTGGTCAAAGCAAAAGAATACACACGCAAAAGAGGGAGATGATTTCTCATCTCCCTCAATTGCTTATCTATTCAATTTTTACTTAGTTGTTGCAAAAGCCTCTAGAAATTGTTCTGCATTTATTGAAGCCTCATTAATAAAGCCCCTAAATGCTACCGCTAGCTTGCTATTGCTATCCGCTTTAATAATGGTAGGAACCTCACCTTTAGCCAAGTCTTCAAATACTTCTGTAAGTCTTGCCTCTAAATGCTTTTCGCCTGTATTGCTTAGGACCTCTTTAGTTTCGCCTATGCCTTTCGTAGGCTCTTCTTTAGGTTCTGAAGGCTTTCCCTCTTTACTTGGATTAACTTCTAAAAGCTTATCTTCTATAGCTTGCTTGCGTTTATCGTCATCTTTCAAGCCGTTCATTTTATTAACAAAAGCCGTGAATTTAGCTTTTGTCTGTACTTGCTTGCCTTGCCTATCAACTTTGCAAAGTTGATTTGCAACTGTGACCGTCAAACCCGCCTTTTCTTTGGAGAATGTTTTCTCCACGTCTTTAGCGGTTAAATTCCACGCATTAAAAGCATTCGCAATTGCTAAATATTTCGTTAGCTGTGATCGCTTTAGATAAACACTCTCTTGGTTATCCATCGCTACTTTTGCCATGTAGGAACTAAATTTCCTTACGGTAATTTTTCCCCATTTTGGATCTTGTAGCTTTTCCATTATTGAAACAATGAGCGTAATTAGAGCGCTATTAATTCCCTTGCCATAATCTATGGCTAGTTTCTTAATAGCTACTAAATCCGCCACCTGTTCAGTGGTTAAATCAGTAGACATTCTGTCTCCTTTAGTCATTGAATAGGCGCTATCAAATTCGCCTAATCCGTAACGCCTATTCAGTTTTCAAATAACGCCTACCCGTGAGAACTAGACCTGCTAGACCCCGCCTCAATCGGTAGTGATACCATTAGAGACACAGATTAGAAACAATGTCAAGGACCACTAGAGAAACCTAGATTCATAACGGTATACGCCTAAATATTTCTAGCCTATCTGACCACCCGAGTGGTCAGAATTACTGAACACATGTTCGCCTGCGTTTTGCGTATAGCACAGTTGAACGAAACAATCAAATTTTCAGTTTTTACGAACGCACGTTCGCATCATGCGAGCGCCACCAGGCACAGTGCACCACCCCGAGGGGGGGTGGGGGTCGCACACCCACATATGTATAGATATACATTTACAGTGCGGGGGGAAAATAGAACTCGACCAGTCTGCACTGTAGACTTATACTGTTGTATTAGAGTGTTAGAGTCTACAAGTACCTGTATTAACGTGACTGTTGAATGTGACAGCTTCGGAGCGTTTGGTCGCTCTCGCTGTCACATTCACTGTTATACTGTATAGTGTTCACTGTCCCACTTTTGGGCAAAGTTTTTTCTGTTGGGACATAATTTGTTATTGTTATAGGAGGATTTATATGCCACAGAATGGTGGAGGTAAAGGTTGGAAAACCGATCCTGATACAGGTGAAAAGGTTATGCCTGATACTTGGAAAAAGTATTTGGATTGGCTGTTGTCGGAGGATCGTCAGCCGTCTACGTCAAAGGCGTGGGCTGTTGAGAATGGTTTGAATGATCGTACTGTTAGGCGTTGGAAGGCTGATTCTCGTTTTATTCGTGAATGGGACCGTAGGGCTGCTGAATTAAATGTCCATCCTGAGAGGACACAGGGCGTTGTAGATGCGTTACACGCTGCTGCTATTCAAGGGGATGTTAAGGCTGCTTCGTTGTACTTGCAGTACATTGAGAAGTTTACGCCTAAGCGTAGAGTTGTTGTTGATGATGACAGGGTGGTGTCTGGTTTGTCTGATTCTGAGTTGCATGCTGAGTTGGAGTCGTTGATGGAGGGGTTAGATGTCTGATCCTAATGATTTTGGTGATGATATTGATTGGGGAGATGATGAGGTGTTGGAATGTGGTTTAGAAAACCCTGAGATATGTGAAAGTTGTGAGTAATGGCTAAATCTAGAGTTAATGAGGCTGGTAATTATACGAAACCTGCTATGCGTAAGCGTTTGTTTAATGAAATTAAACGTAGTAGTAAGGGTGGTAAACCTGGTCAGTGGTCTGCTCGTAAGGCGCAGATGCTTGCTCGACGCTATAAGGCTGGTGGGGGAGGCTACAAGAACTAATGGCTAAGTCTAAATCGCAACAAAGTTTAGATACTTGGACTAGTCAGCAGTGGCGTACTCCGTCTGGTAAGAAATCGTCTAAGACTGGGGAGGTTTATCTTCCTGAGGGGAAGATAAAGCAGTTGAAAGCGACTAAAAAAGGTAGGGCTAAGTTAAGTAAGGCTAATCAGGCTAAAAAGAAGGCAACTAGGCAGGGTAAGCAGTACTCTTCGCATGGTTTACATAAAGGAATAAATAGAAATGGCTGAAAAAGACCCAAGATTAAAGAGATTAGGGTTAGAGGGATTTAATAAACCTAAACGTACTCCCGATCATCCTACAAAGTCGCATGTTGTGTTGGCTAAAGGGGATGGTTGTTCGGGTGGTAAAGTTATTAGGTTTGGTCAGCAGGGTGTTCGAGGTGCTGGTAAGAATCCTAAGTCTAAAAAAGAGATGGCTCGGCGTAAGTCGTTTAAGGCTAGGCATCGTAGCAACATTCAGAAGGGTGTTTGTTCTGCTGCGTATTGGGCTGACAAAGTTAAATGGTAGAAAGGTTTATAGGGGGATTAATTGTTAGACGATCTAACAGAAGATTTAGAAGAATTTGCGGAGGCTACATCTAAGGTAAGTCGTTCGTTAACAAAGATAGGCAGGAATATAGCTGGTTTAGTTACTGCTGTATTGTCTGTTTTTATGTTTGCGCCTGATTGTTCAGGTGAAGAAGATACAGAAGAGGATAGTTGCGTTATGTTTTGGGAATCGCTTGAGGATGTAGATTTAATAACATTGACTGAGTTACAGTGGGGTTTTTATGAGCGTCAATATAGTGAGTTGGACTGTTAAGTAATGGGAGGTCCGTTGTACCACATTACTGCGGATTTGCGTGTGCCTTTAATTATGGGGCGTATTCTGTGTTCTATGAAGCTTGGGAATATTATTGCTGATCCTTGTGGGGGTGCTTCGAATGAGTGAAATTGGTTTTGGAAACGTAGTTCCAAAGTTCCACCTTCGTAATCTTTTGGGTCACTCAGGTTTACACTTGCAGATAATTTACGCACATAACCTGCTAGTAGTGGGTTTCGTGTCTTGTTTAGTGGCATTGGTGTTAAAGGTTCTGAAACAAGTTGCTTTGCTGCATACCTATCTTGATGCCCGTCTATATGCCAGTCGTATTCGTCTGCTTTTTGGTATACCGTGTATTGGGTTTGTTCGGGTCGTTTCAAAGAAAATAACCATCCTGCTTCAACGTTGGAGTCTTCAATTATGTTGGCTATATATTCGTTTACTAAAGTGTCGTCAAGCCAAGTTATTTGCGAAGAACGATTTGCTTCTCCATGATGATATGCTTCTAAAGAGTTGATATTTATGAGTGAATCTCCTTCTAAAGTTATGTGGTTTATTTCTTCTTTGTTTAGTGCGTTTGGTATATACCAGAAATGATTAGTTAACATGGTGTATAGTTTAACAGAATTAAAACAAGAAGCTGAGTGGCGTAGATGTATAAAAGACGAAGATTATTTTCTTCGTAATTACTGGTATATAGCGCATCCTGCTCATGGGCGTGTTCTGTTTAATTTGCGTCAAGCTCAGGCTACAGCGTTAAAACATTGGGATGAGCATAGGTATTCTTTGACGTTGAAGGCCAGGCAAATTGGTTGGTCTACGCTTGTAGCTGCTCATCAATTTTGGTTGGCGTTTTTTCATGCAGATCAGAACATTATTGATTTGTCTAGAACTGAGCGTGAAGCTGTGTTATTGTTAAGGAAAACGAAATATGGTTTTAAGCATTTACCTGATTGGATGCTTGATCGTGGTCCTAAGTCGTTAATGGAACATCAACAAAGAATGGGGTTTGAGAATGGGTCGCTTATTACTTCGATGCCATCGGCTTCTGATCCAGCTCGTGGCGAATCAGCGAGTCTTATTGTGGTGGATGAATGGGCGTTTCTCCCTAATCCTGAAGAGGCTTGGGCTTCCATTGAACCTGTTGCTGACATTGGTGGTCGCATTATTGGTCTTTCCACTGCGAATGGTTCTGGGAACTTTTATCATCAGCTTTGGGTTGGTGCTACTACTGGTGCAAACAAGTTTGCGCCTATGTTTTTTCCTTGGTCGGCAACTGAAGATAGGGGAGATGCTTGGTATCAAGAGAAGATAGAGAGCATGTTGCCTTGGCAACTAGCTCAAGAATATCCTACTACTGCTGAAGAAGCTTTTGTTAAGTCAGGTAATCCTGTGTTTGATTTAGACATTTTGCAAGAAATGGATGTTAGAACAATTCGTGGAACTTTAGGCTATATGTGGCGTAACAACAATCATGTGGAGTTTAGACAATGAGTTTAGAAGTGTGGACAGAACCAGAATCAACATCAGCTTATGTTATGGGGGTAGATACAGCAGAAGGTTTAGGTCATGGTGACTACTCTTGTATTCAGGTGCTTTGTGTAGGAACAGGTGAACAAGTAGCAATTTGGCATGGTCATATTGCCCCTGATCTGTTGGCGGAAGAAGTACATGCTGTAGGGTTGTGGTATCGAGATGCGTTGTGTTGTGTAGAGTCTAACAATCATGGTTTGACAACAATTACTGAGCTTCGCCATTTGGGATACCCTAATATGTTTAGGCGTAGACAATTAAATAATGTGAATAACAGGGTAGGGCAAGAATATGGTTGGAAGACTACAAGAACGTCTAAGCCTTTAATGATTGATGACTTAAGTTCTGCTTTGCGGAACTGGGAATTACAAATTAATGATAAACATACAGTTGCAGAGTTACGCACGTTTACTAGAAATCAACGTGGCACTATGTCAGGTTCTCCTTATGATGACCGTGTTATGGCTCTTGCTTTAGCTAATCAAATGAGGAAATATGCACATGAACCTGAGTACGTTACGAAAGTGGATGATTATTGGACTGTTGATTGGTTTGCTCGTTTGGGTGATAATACGCCTGAAGGGAACCCTTTACAGATAGGTATCCACACTATTCGTGGGACACTGTGATTTACTTATAGACATATGTTTAATGGAAGGTGCTTTTAATGGCAAAAAAATTTGTTTCGCACACAAGTGCGTCAGAAACAATAGATGGTAGCAAAGGACAAAACAACCGCATGGAGCGAGGCTCCAGCGTAGTTGCAAATCCTATTTGGGAACCAGGTGGACCTAACAGCCCTCGTCAACGGTTTGAAACTCCTAAGTATGCAAGTCAGACAAGTGACGAAGGCGCTATTAGTGTTCGTGAAACTCCTGAAAATCAGCATGGTATGACAGGCAACATTGAACCTGCACACCATCAGCCAAATTATTCTGGTTCTGACGCTGGTTAATGGCAGTCCTGCATGACGGGGCTACCTATGAAGAGTTTGTAGACTATGTAACCAACCTTCGAGGTGACGTTCCCAAAGAAGAACTTAAAGAACTTTACGAACGCCATCTTAAGTTAAAAGGTTTAACCTTTGACTTAAAGCGTGGTTGGAAATCAGTTGCTTTGGCTCCTGATGAACAGGATTTAACCAATAGGCAGTTAGAGAACAAAGTAGTATCTGAAGCTAAAGCTCAAGGTAGGAACATAGCGAGGGTTTGATATGGCTAAAAAAACTCGGCAAGAGTTATTGCAAGAAGCACAAGAAAAAGTTGATAAGTCTCGTGAATGGCGACAAAGCGAACAAATAGATCAAACTTGGCGTAGACTAAATGACTTGTATCGTGGTAAGCATTGGCCAGGTACAACAGTAAATAATCAAGATTTAATTGCTGTTAATTTAGCTTTTTCAACAGTAAACGTAATAGCACCTTCTGTTGCTGTTAACTACCCTAAAGTAGTTGTTCACGCTAATAACCCTGAAGATAAAGACCGAGCTATTTTTGTTGAAGCAGTTATTAACCATCTGTGGCGACATCACGACTTTCGAGCGCCCTTTAGACGTACTGTAAAAGATTTTTTAATCTTTGGACATGGGTGGATAAAAGTTGGTTGGAAGTTCGTTGAACAAGAACAAATGATTACTGACGTAGAGCGTGAAGCTCTAGTCAATCAATCAATTCTTGAAGCTGATATGTTTGCTATGGAACAACCTGATTTAGCTGGTGATTTGCCTGACAATGAAGAAATAAACGCAAATATACCTAGTACGATTATGCGAGTAGTAGAAGATCAGCCGTTTGTAGAACGAGTTAGCCCTTTTGATGTGTATGTTGATCCGCAAGCTACATGTATGGAAGATATAAAATGGATAGCACAAAAAATTGTTGTTCCGTTGGAAATGGCTAAAAAAGATAAACGATACAAACCATCTGTTAGGAAACGTTTAACGTCTTCTTCTATGTACAACACTTACGGAGATGGTAGCTATTCAGAAGATAAAGCAGAATACTTAGATGAACAAGTTGTTATATGGGAATACTATGACAACATGAATAACACAGTTTGTGTTTATGCAGATAACAGTGATGAGTTTCTTGTAGACCCTATACCAATGCCATATGCGTACGGACAACCATTTGTTATGTTACGGAACTATGACGTTCCTGATCATTTTTATCCTATAGGCGACCTTGAATCTATTGAGTCTTTGCAATTAGAGCTAGATAAAACTCGTAGCCAGTTAATGAACGATAGAAAAAGATATGCAAGAAAGTACTTGTACCATGAACGTTCTTTTGGACCTGAAGGTCGTGAAGCATTAGAATCAGATGAAGATGGTAGGCTTGTGCCTGTTGTTGATGAGAATAAACCTCTTACTGAGGTAGTTATGCCAATGCCTCAAATTCCAGTATCTCCTGAAATTTACAACTATTCAAACATAATAGAAAACGATATTAATACAGTTTCGGGTATATCAGAATATGCTCGTGGGGCTATGCCTGAAATACGGCGTACAGCTACAGAAGCAAGCATTATTGCAGATGCTCAAAATGCTCGTGCTGCTGACAAATTAGCTATTATAGAAATTGGTATTTCGCATGTAGCTCGAAGAGTTTTACAACTAATGCAACAGTTTATGACTGGAGAACAAGTTGCTCGCATGAATATGCGAGGAGGAGAAACTCTATGGATTCCTTATTCTAGAGAAGAAATAGTAGGGGAATACGACTTTAGTGTTCAAGCTGGCTCTACACAGCCTATGAATGAAACTATTAGAAAGCAACAAGCTATTTC